GGCGACATGCACGCCGTGGTCTACCGGTGCAAGGCCGATGGCGACCTCGACGGCAAGTTCGAGAACGGGGGCTTCGCCCTCACCAAGGCTTCGGGCAAGGGCTACGGTCGTCTCGACAACCAGAAGCTGTACGACTTCGTTCAGAACGAGACCACAGTGGCCATCACCCCCTGATCCACACAGCCCAGGTCGATCGGGGGTCATCCAAAAGTAGGACAAACGTTACTGGCCTAAGAAAATGGTCGGTGCGACAGTGGATGAACCATTTTTTCATGATCGAATGGTAAAAGGTTAGATACCACAGGGCAGCCACCCCCCGAAAATTGTTTGTTTGTCATTGACAGCCATCAGCTCACTGATTGGCATGTCATATGACTAAACTAAACGAATTATTCAGGTAGGGCATGCTTTGCCCGAAGGCCCCAGTAAAGGGGCACAAACAACAGACAACAAAGGAGAACGACGGCCATGACCGCTTCTCGCAGTGGCAAGACTGGTTCCCGTAACCCGGCGAACAAGACTACCTCCGTAGCAGCTTGGAAGAAGACTCTAGTGGGCGTGCCCATGGAGATGCCTTCCGGCAACGTCATGCGGATCAAGAAGATCGGGCTCCAGGCTCTGATCAAGACGGGCATCATGCCGAACTCGCTGATGACCATTGCCCAGCGGGCAGTAGGCAAGGGCCAGGGCAAGCCGGCTCAGGGTGTGGACGATGGTGAACTGCTGGAGCTGATAAACGACCCGGAGAAGGTTCACCAGATCAGTACCTTCATGGATCAGGTTGCCATCCTGTGCGCGCAAGAACCCAAGGTACACCCCGTTCCGGATAACGAGGATGACCGGGACGATGAGTTGCTGTATGTGGACGAGCTCGACGAGGAAGACAAGATGTTCATCTTCCAGGTGGTCACCGGGGGTACCACCGACGTGGAAGCCTTTCGTCGAGAAACCGGAGCAACTATGGCTTCTATTCGTGGACGCGAAGACCTGGAACTGCCGACCGAGTGACCTACTCGCCATCGAAGATTCCTACGTGGCTTACTGCTTGGATCAGGCGGTAGGCTTCTTCGGTAGGCATCTCGACGCTGAGCTGGAGAAGGTCGGCTCAGACGCCAAGAACGACGAGGAAGCAAAGTGGAAACGCCAGCAAATCCTCGACAAGTACTTTGAAGAAGAAGACAAGAAGCCCCGACCCGGTAGGTTTGCTGACCCAGCTGGGATGATGTAACTAGGAGGCTCGCATGGCTGGATCGCTGGGCACTATATCGGGCCAAGTCCGGCTCGATGTGGCACAAGCGATTGCTGCGTTTGCGGCTGTGCGAGCCGGCAGTGCTGCTACCGCTGGGTCAATGACTGCGGCCGGCACTCGTATGACGATGTTCGGTAAGGCCTCGATGGTAGCGGGGCTCGCGCTGGTTGCTGCCTTTGGTGTGGCAATCAACGCCGCCGCCGACTTCGAGAAGAAGATGGACTACTTCGGGGCGGTCAATAATGCCACCGCGAAGGAGATGGAGGCTGTCCGTCAGAAGGCCCTGGAACTGGGCCGTACTTCTCAGTACTCTGCCGGTCAGATAGCCGACGCCTTCGTCGAGATGGGCAAGGCCGGTGTCTCGGTCAAGGACATCACCGGCGGCCTGGCAGATGCTATTGTCAACATGGCCGCCGCGGCTGACATCAAGCTCGATGAAGCCACCAACATCGTCACTTCCCAGCTTCAGACTTACGCCCTGGCGGCTAAGGATGCCGCTCACATCACCAACGAGCTTGCCGGCGCGGCTAACGCCTCCATCGTTGATGTCTCTGACCTGGGCGTATCGCTGAAGTACGTGGGCGGTGTGGCTCATGCGCTTGGTATTTCCTTTGACTCCACCATCGATGCCCTGTCGCTTCTAGGCAAGGCGGGTATCAAGGGTTCCACCGCAGGTACCTCCCTTCGCCAGATCATGGTGTCTTTGGCCGGTGGTACAGACAAGGCCAAGGGCGAGCTCGAGGATCTCGGCATCATCACTAAGGACGGGACAAACCTGTTCTTCGATGCCCAGGGTCGAGCCAAGTCGCTGTCTGATGTTTTTCAGATTCTGCAGGATCACACCAAGAATCTGACTCAGAAGCAGCAGCTGATGGCCTTCCGAACCATCTTCAACAACCGAGCCCTTGCTGCCGCAGAGATCTTGACCAAGGCTGGAGCCAAGGGCTTCGCCGAGATGAACGCCCAGATCTCCAAGACAACTGCTGCGGATGTCGCCGCGAAGCGAATGGACAACCTCTCAGGCGATGTCCACAAGCTTAAGGCCGCGTTCGACACCCTGCTCATCACTGCCGGCACGCCCTTCCAGAACATGCTGCGGGGCATTGTCCAATCACTGACCCGGCTCATCACAGGATTCTTGCGTTTGCCCCCGGGAATTCAGACTGGCATCCTGGCTTTCATAGGTATCCTGGGCGTCACACTTACCCTGATGGGTGCCTTCATACTCATCGTAGGCACCATCTTCAAGTTCGTGGCAGTGCTTAAGCAACTCTGGGCAGCACTCAAGTTGGTGTGGGCTCTGGTCAAAACGGCCATGATCGCCTTCCGGGCCTTCTCAATGACTCTGCTTGCCAGCCCCATCTTCTGGGTTGTCGCTGCGCTGGTCGCCTTGGGCATCGCATTCTACATTCTCTACCAGCGATCCGAGACCTTCCGCAACGCGATCAATTCGCTGGGCTCGGCCATCAAGGCTGGCTTCATGGTAGTGGTCGATTGGTTCAAGACCCTGCCGAAGTGGTTCTCCGATCGGTGGTCCGAGATAACCGCGGCTTTCGCGGTCGGCCTCGCCTGGGTGAAGAAAAACTGGGATATCCTGCTGGCGATCCTTACTGGGCCGTTCGGCATCATCATCTTGGTGTGGAGGCGGTTCGGTGATGAGATCTCGAATTTCTTCAAGGCTATCCCTGGGGCTATCAGCGGATTCACGGCTAAGGCCGTAGCTGTTGTACTGGATTTCATCGGCAAATTGCCGTACTACATCGGTTATGGTCTTGGCTTCTCACTGGGCCTCATAGTCCGATTTACCATCATGGCCGTAAAGGCCATGTGGGACTGGGGGGTAGCCTCCTACAATGCGGTGGTAAATTTCTTCACCGCGCTACCGGGGGTTATAGGCAATGCCTTCGGCCAGATGGCAATTTTCATAGCAACATTTGCGGTCAATTTCACCATGACTGTAGTCAACATGGTGGTGAGTACCTACAATGCTGTAGTGACCTGGTTCCAGTTGCTGCCCGGTCGAGTGGTTAGCTACTTCGTTAGCATGAAGAACCAGTCCCAGGCCTCTTGGGACAACTTCCTGGCTTCGGCTAAGACCTGGCTAGTCAACACCTACAATGCCGTGGTCAGTTGGTTCCAGAAGCTGCCGGGTCGAGTCTACGGTTTCTTTGTCGACATGAAGAACCGATCGGTTAGTGCTGGCAATGCCACCGTGGCCTGGGCCAAGAACATGGGCTCTCAGGTATACAATGGCATAGTCGGCTGGTTCCAGCGACTGCCCGGTGCTGCCTACGGCGCAGTCATGAACACCATCATGGCATTCAAGAACATGATCAGCTCGGCACTGAACGCAGCCAAGGACTTTGCCAAGGGTCTTTGGGATGGCTTCAAGGAAGGCCTCGGCATTCACTCGCCCTCGTATATCGAGCGGGCCATGTGGGCGATCACCGACGTTACTGACACAGAAACTAAGCGACTCGGTAATCATGTCCGTCAGATGAAGCAGATGGCCGGTACCATCGCCGAAGTCAACCCGGCTAAGGCTGCGGTGGGCTTGAACACCAGTACTCTGACTGCCATGACCCGATCCATGGCTAATCAGGCAGCGGTGCTGACCGCGGCTAGCAATACCATCTTCCCGACCTCAGCGAGCTTGATCGGCTCGACCTCAATGAAGGGCTCGCCATCGAGTACTTCCGCAACAGCTCAGGGATCGTCCCTGGTGACGAAGAACATCAATGTGACGGTCAACAATCCGGTTGCTGAACGAGCTTCCGATACGACTGCACGGAAGCTCAGGCAACTTTCAGACATGGGGGCACTGTGACAACCACGACTGCCGAGACCCTCACCGTCAATGGGGTAGTACTCAACACGCTTGCCAAGAACATCAAGTCGTTGACCGGTCGTCTTCGGGCGCCGGGTCTTCGTACTGACAACATCACGGTGCCCAGTCGACACGGCACCATTCGTACGCCCAACAAGCGATACGAAGAGGGACAGGTCATCCTGCCCATGTGGGTCCGAGGTAGCGACGACGATGGCAACAACATCAGTCGAGATACCTTCTTCGAGAACGTGAATACCCTCACCCAGTTGTTCCGCCCTGGTGCGGGATTGCTGTCGGTGATTCACACCCTGCCGGATGGTAGTCAGCGCAGGGTCATGGCAGAGTGCACCGAAGCGATGGACTTCACAACCGTTGCTGGAGGTGAATATCCTTTCGCTACATTCACCGTAGCGCTGAAGGTGCCTTCGGTATTCTGGGAAGATGTATCCACGATCAGCTTTGATGTCTCCAATACTTTCAACGGGGACTTGGTTCAGCTGAGTGGTACTACCGCCCCGATCGAGGATGCAATCCTGGTGGTCTCCGGCCCTTGCACGAGTGTTACAGTCGAGGCTAGGTACAACGGGGGAGCCATGGACGATCCTCTGTACTTCACCTACAGTGGAACCATAGCTACCGGTCAGAAGCTCACCGTGGACTGTGGAACATGGAAACTGACTGGCTCGGGCGGCCTGGTGGTAGACTACACCAAGATATTCCACACGGGCGCTTCTCGATTCCTGGTGCTTAGCCCGGGACCGGTTGGTGGCTACCCCCAGATGAAGGTTACCAT